TCATTTACACATAATATCTTACCGCCTGCAAGTCTATAACCTGTAGATGAACCACCGCCACCAGCAAAAGTTGATACTACTGTAAACTTCTCTTGTTCAGAAGCCTTAACAACATCTTTTAAATTGTATGGTTTGTATTTCATATAAATTCCTTTAATGTAGATGTATTATTAAATTCATACCAATCTCTACATACATCTAACATTCTAGTTCTATTTTTAAAGTTAATTTCTTTATTATTTAGCAAAGTTCCAAACAGTCTTGATACACCACTTCCTATTTGTAAATTTAAATGATTCTCTACTTTGTCTATTTCATTAAATTCATAGAACGCATTTCTTACATGATGTTTTTGGAATGGCTTATTTAATTGTTTATGATTATGTTTATAAAAAAATTCTTTTACTGTTGTTGTCAAATATGGTGTTATAAGTTTTTTATTATTTAACTCTGCAACTTTATTGTGCCATATATATCCAGCTTGATTTTCATCTTCAAAATAGTTATCTCTAAACTCATTAAAGTTATCACCTTTATAGTGTATCATAGCTTTTTTACTTAATCCATAATAACCATCTGCGGCCCAACCAGATAAAACATATTTTTCTTTTATTTGTGGATAGATGTATAGGAATGGAAATGTGCATTCAAATTGTGTTTTCTTTTTACATCCCAATCTAACTAAGTTATGAAAATCTTCTACCAGTCTATTTTTTGGTATGGTAATACCAACGAATCTCCAATTTCTCATTTGAGCAATATCTTTTGCTTTGTTGTAATCATAAGATGGTTCATCTTCTAGTCTAAAACTATATGCAGTTATTTTTTTTCCAAGTCTTTCTGCTGCAAAAGCAACAGAGATGGAATCAACACCACCAGACAATAATACTGCAACTTCTTTTTCTGGTACAGAATCATCTACTTCATTTGTTAGTATTTTATCTATCATTATATGGTCAAACATATCTGTGGTTGGTTGTGAATCACAGAATGGTAGGGGATTTTCTTTTTTCTTTTTAAAGATTGCATCCCAGTTTGAATCAAATTTATCTCTATCCACTTTAAGTGGTCTTCTTTTATCACCTTTTCCTGCCATTAAAAAAACTCCTCTAAAGTTCCTTGTGTACCATAACTACCATCTATCTGCCATTGTATAATGCTTGTAATAAATTTTAATGGGTCTATAAATGACTTTTCAAATTGCATATCATAATCTACTATACTATGTAAGTTTAGTTCTTCTGGTAACTTAGTCATAAATGATATGGATGTTGACTGATATATGTTTGGTATTTTCATATGTAAAAATTTAATCTTATCACCTTCTTGTATAAAAGGATATTTTCCTTGTAGTTTCTTTTCTTTTAAAAGATAATTATACAATATCGCACCTTTACAATGTATTGGTGCACCCTTCTTAAAAAGATTATGTGATTCAGTCCACTTTAATAATCCATTTACAGAACGAGGATAAGCAATTAACTCTGGTTTTAAATTCATAAACTCTGTTCTAAAATCTTGTATAAAACTATTTAGCACTTTAGAATCTTCGTTCATGATAATAGTTAATGCTTCTTTAATCTTTTCACGACATGGTGCGGGGGTTGATGACTTGACTGCCTCAACACCCATAATTTTTAATTTGGGTTCTTTATAACGAACACCTTCAACATCATGCGCATTTAAAATATATCTTTTCTTTGCAACCCAAATACCCTTATCTGCAATCACTTCCCTTTTCATCTGCATTTTTTGTTCGTATGCATTTACATAGTCAGCGAGGTCTTGATAACTTTTATCAATAAAAGGTTCAATCTTCTCTTTAGCAACTC